CGTACTTTATTTGATGTTTCCTCTGGTGCTATTGATATGTCTGATGGGTATGGTAAATCTAACAATGTAGCCGTAACTGCTTCTGCGGCATCAAGTGCTAACTTGAAAACACTGTTCGACAATGCCTCTGCGGGCAGTTGGGCAGAAGATATCGCCAAGGTATATACTATTAACTCTGGAACGACTATGGGGATTCTAACTGCCCCAGCTAGTATGGGTGGAACTTTAGTTTTAAACAACTCTGGCAACATCCAAGGAACAGGTGGTTCTTCACCAGGAGGAGCTGGTGGAACAGCCATGACGGTTCAATCTACTGGGATTACAATTAACATGCTTTCAGGCTCCACCCTCTCAGGTGGTGGCGGTGGTGGCGGTAATGGCGGTACTGGGGGTAATGGTACACGTTACCAATGTGCTGGTAGTAGTTCAGGATATTGCCAGCCAGGTGGCGGTTGTGCTGGTGATGAAAACTCATACTACTTTCCTAAAGCGGGAGGTTCTGGCGGTGCTGGTGGTGTAGGCGCAGGATACGGTCAATCTCAAACAAATGGTGCTGCTGGCGGTGCTGGTCAATCTGGTGGTACTGGTAATTCTGGACCGTCTGGTGCTGGTGGTGCTGGCGGAAACGGAGGGAACTTTGGTGCGGCTGGAGCTACTGGATCTACTGGCGCAGGCGGTAGTGGTGTTTGCAGTTCTGGCGGTTCTAGCGGTTCTGGTGGCGGAGCGGCTGGTAGAGCGGTAACTTTCTCAGGTGTATCAGCTTACACAATAATTGGTACAAACTCTGGAACAATTAACGGAGCATACACTTAATGACAGCTTCAGAACGATATGATATATGTAAAGAATGTGCTTGGTTTAGAAAGAGCATCTCACAATGTAAAAAGTGCATGTGCATAATGAAACTTAAAGTACACTTAAAATCTGCAAGTTGTCCGATGGGAAACTGGTAAAAAGGAAAAATAAGTATGGATGTTACAATTGAAACAGATTATTCTGACCCGTACCTTTATCATCCGACAACGAATTCAATTTCTTTGTTAGTAGATCGGGGTGTTGATACTCCGAACGACAAAAATAAGGTAATAGGGCGATGGATTTTTGTTGACGATGGCAATAAGGTCAAAGCTTATTGCCTGTTGGACGATGAAGGTTATTCCATTTATTTAGCGAAAGTTTATACCTCATGGAACTCAGAAGGTTTTGATTGGTCTGACGATAACTTGAACAGTTTAGTACCAGAAAACCCTGTATATCCCTATGTCTTATAAGGAAAGATAAAGATGGATTATACAATAAAAGAATTGACAGACGGCAACGCAGTCGTGGTTTTCGCTGACGATTCTTGGGCTAATGTTTCAGTGATGACAAGTGACACGAAGGAAACTTTTGAAGAAAGGGTTCAAGGGTATGCTCCAAAAGCTGCTGTACCAAACCCTTCATGGATAGCGGCTGGTCAAACTGGATCAGTAGGTCAAACATCACCAGTGTTACCCGCTGCAAGTTTTAGTCACGGAGAAGATTCGGATAACCCAGCTTGGTTGGACGCAAGAATAGCTGCATATGGATCGATGGCAAGTCAACTTGAGTTTATCACGGAGAACGGTTTGGAGGCTTGGCAGGAGGAAGTAGCAAAAATTAAAGCTAAACACCCTAGTTCATGACGGAGATAATCAATGCCCCTACAGAAACTACAGTATAGACCTGGAATCAATCGAGATGTAACCTCCTATACAAATGAAGGTGGTTGGGTAGACAGCGATAAAGTTCGTTTTAGAATGGGTTTCCCAGAAAAAATAGGCGGTTGGGTAAAATATTCTACTAACACTTATCTTGGATCAGCTAGAAGTTTGTTTTCATGGGTTGCTTTAAGTGGAACAAAGTTTTTAGGGGTAGGTACTAATATAAAATATTATATTGTAGAGGGAAATACTTTTGAAGACATTACACCTATTAGAAAAACCACTACTGGTTCTGCAACTTTTTCTGTAGCAGATGGTTTTACTGTAGCTACTGTGACAGATAATACCCACGGAGCTGTAGCGGGTGATTTTGTTACTTTTAGTGACGCAGCTTCTTTAGGAGGGAATGTTACAGCCGCAGTGCTTAATCAAGAGTTTGAAATACAAACTGTTCCAACTGTCAACACTTATACTATAAATATATCAGCTACGGGTAACTCCAGTGACTCAGGTAATGGAGGAGGAAGTACTGTTGCTAAGTATCAAATTGATTGTGGGCTAGATACTCAGGTTGGCGGAACGGGTTGGGGAGCTGGAACTTGGGGACGTAGTACATGGGGATCTGCCGCAGATGTTACCACCGAAAATGAGCTTGCTTTATGGAGTGAAGATAACTTTGGTGAAGATTTGCTTTTAAATCTTAGGGATAGCGCAATATATTATTGGGATCAAAGTGGGGGTGTGGCTGCAAGAGCAGTAAACTTAACCTCTTTACCAGGCGCTTCAGATACTCCTACAGTATCTAAACAAGTTATGGTTTCAGATAACTCTAGACATGTAATTTGTTTTGGCGCAAATACACTAGGTTCAGCGGTTCAAGATCCGTTACTTATACGTTTTTCAAGTTCAGAGTCTTTAGCAGATTGGACTCCAACTGCTACTAACACTGCGGGTGATTTAAGAATAGGTAGCGGTTCTAAATTTGTTACTGCTTTAGAGACAAAACGAGAAATAATGGTTTTTACTGACACTTCTCTGCACTCTATGCAATTTATAGGACCACCATTTACTTTTGGAATTAACGCATTAGCTACTGGAATTACCATAATGGGTCCAAATGCAGCGGTTGCAATTGAGGATTCTATATTTTGGATGGGTGAAGGATCTTTTTATACCTATCAAGGTGGCACTAAAGCTTTACCATGTACTGTAAAAGAACAGGTGTTTTTTGATTTTAATTATAGTCAAAAAGATAAAGTTTATGCGGCGCACAATAGTGAGTTTACAGAAATAACTTGGTTTTATTGTTCTAATACTAACTCAGTCGCCAATGGTGGTGATGGTCAAAACGATAAATATGTAACATATAATTACGGTGAAGGTGTTTGGTATTACGGAACTTTATCTAGAACAGCATTTATGGATAGAGGCGTAAACCAGTATCCTATTGGGGCGCAAGACGGATACTTATACAATCACGAAATTGGTTATGACGATGACGGTTCCGCTATGACAGCATCTTTAGAGTCTAGTCCAATGGACGTTGGTGAAGGTGAAAGAATGGTGTTTATTAATAGAATTATACCAGATTTTACATTTCAAGGATCTTCTACATCTGGAGCAGCTCCTGCGGTAAATATGACTTTAAGTATGCAGGATTATCCTGGTAGCTCCTATGGACAAGCTGAAACAGATACTGTGACTTCTTCTGCAATATCAACAACTACTGTGCCTTTTGAGCAGTTTACAACTAAAGCCGACATTAGATTAAGAGGAAGATCTTTTGCTATGAAAGTTTCTTCTACAGGTGCGGGCGTTCGTTGGAGGTTGGGAAGCCCTAGAATAAATCTACGAGCAGATGGTAGAAGATAATGAGTACAGTTACCCCATTTCCAAGGCTACCTACGCCTCCTGCTGAAATAAATACTGTATATGTTTCAGATTTAGTTAGAACATTAGAATCTTTTATAGATCAAGTTCAAAACCCTGGAGATTTAAGGGGAACAAAATTAACATTAACAAACCTACAATCAGGGAATAATGTTGGTTTAGAAACAGGGGCATTGTATGAATTGGAAGGATTTGTTAAGATAACACTAGCCAATGTCCCAGCTTGTTCTGGATTATTGGGAACAGGCGCAATTGGAACAGTAACAGTATCGGTATCATAATGGCTAGAACAGCAAAAGAGGCTCACTCAAGAGTAGACGGTTTAGAACCTAGAGTTACTAAGTTAGAAACTGAAAACCATATACAATTTAAAGAAGTATTCTACAGACTCAAGCGTTTAGAGGCGTTTTTAATAACTGGTTTAAGCGCAACTATTGCCATGTTAGTAAGTATATTTTTTAGAATGGGCTAATATGAGAGTTAAGAAAAAAACTGCATTAGTATTCTTTCTTATAGCCTTTGGTATAGTATCATATTTGTTTTTCGCAACTATAACACAAGCCGCAGATAGCAATACAGTTTCGAGTACGGTTGTGACAGATAAGTCTGTTCCGACAGCAAGCGCACCCTCTGTTGTAGTAAACAACAATGATGTGTGTAAGTCTGCGGCGGCGGCAAGTGTGCAAACTCAAGTGCTAGGCATAGCTACAGGTATTACTATTACAGATGAGAACTGTGAAAGATTAAAACTTAGTCGTGGTCTTTACGTTATGGGAATGAAAGTAGCGGCGGTTTCTACACTTTGTGGTGATTACCGTATCTTTGATGCAATGTGGATGGCAGGAACTCCCTGCCCGTATATGGGTAAGATTGGAGATGAAGCTAAAACTGCGTGGCTAGGCGAAGGTATGGGAATGATACCAGAAGACTCTGCAATAAAAACAAACATTCTAACTACTAAGTTAGAGGAGAAGAAAGTAGAAAAAAAAATAAAGAAGGTAAAGAAGAAGAAAGTTAAACCCAACAAAAGGCCGATTGATGCAGAAAAAGTTAAGTTATGGGCTACTCCTCTTGGGATTCTTAGCCTGCTCCTCCTTCTCTAAAGCAGATGAGGTTTGCCCTTCAGGAACTGTAGGTCTGTGCGATCCCGCAGTTATTGAGACAATTGTTGAAAGTATAGACATAACTACTCAGAATGATGGTGCGGGTACACTTACGACTACAGTTACTACCACGACTACAACCACAGATACAGTAGTCAATACTGACTCAGGTGATCTACTAGCTTCTGGATCTGACTATGTAGCTTCTAGTAAAGAAGGAGACATGGACATAGATTGGGGAGGTCAAGGATCAGCTTCTATGCCTACAGGTAGTGGATGCGGTGCATTAGGAACAGACAAATGCGCTCAGATAACAGGGTCTGGTAATAACACCTCTGCGATGGGTGTTAGTGGTATGGGTACTACATTTATACAAACAATAGACATATCAGACTTAAATGTTAGTAGCGGTGGTAAAACAACTTATACTATTAAAGTAGACAAGCAGGATGCGTCTGACTCCATCTACATGCACATTACAGGTAAGGATGGTAACACAACTTCGTTTGCAGGAACAGACGTACTATCGGCAACGGGTGTTACAAGCGGGTATCAAGAATATACGGGGAGTTTTAATTTTGCTAACGCTCTTACATCTATTATTGTAGAAGTAGGTGGACGAGATATTAACTTAGCTATTGGACCATTGTTCGATGATGTAAGTATAAACGTGTTATATAATGTTATCTCTCAGATTATACTTCAGACAATAACCACTGTTGAACAATATGTGTACATAAACGGAGATGCGACTCAAGAAGAATTAGATATTGTAGAAGATATATTTGAGCATAATGATACTATAGAACAACCTGATGGTAACTATGACTTAGAGCCTATTGATAGTGGTGGTGAAGTTGAAACTTCTTATGAGATGGTGGAAATGGAGTTAGAGCTTGAGATGGATT